CCGACCCAGAAGACTTCATATCAGCAGTACGGCGGACACCCGAGGCAGAGTTCCGCACAAAGCGTTGCAACCAATGGGTATCCTCCGCAACATCATGGCTACCTACGGGGGCGTGGGATAAATGTGCCGGCGAGTTCGAGATAAGTCAAGATGATGAAATCATCCTTGGCTTTGACGGGTCATTCAGTGGTGACGCTTCCGTTATTGTGGGCGCTACAATTCCTAAAACCCCTGAAGATAAAGTGCGCATTTTCCTGGTGAAGGCGTGGGAGAAGGATTTGGCGGAGGGTGATGAGAACTGGCGTGTCGATATTTCTGATGTCGAGAACGAGATAATCCAATTTTGCGCTAACCACCCTAATGTGAGAGAAATCGCTTGCGACCCTTTCCGGTGGCAACGGTCGATGCAGGTGCTGGAGGATCGTGGGTTGCCGATTGTGGAGTGGCCGTCTACTTCCGCTTCGCGTATGGTGAAGGCGTGTGCGACTTTCTTGGATGGTGTGATGGAGGAACGGTTTGTGCATGACGGTAATCCGGTGTTGGCGCGGCATTTGGATAACGCGGTGACGAAGGTGGACAATCTGGGGCCACGCATTGTGAAGGAGAAACGTAACAGCCCGAGGAAGATTGACGCGGCGGTGGCGGCAGTTTTGGCAGTTGATAGGGCGTTGGCGGGTAGAATGGAAGCCGTAGTCCCACAATTCTTTAGTTAGGTGATTATGTCTACAGTTTTACAGTTGGGTGGCGCGGCAGCTATCACGTTGGGGGTTTTGATGTGGTCTGTCCCTGCGGGGCTTATCGTTGGCGGGGCGTTCCTTATTCTTGTCGGTTTTAGTGTGGTGAGGTAGGCAATGGTTTTTAACCGTCTGTTCGAGCAGCGCGAGGTTAGTTTCCAAACTTTGTGGGGTTCCGGTGGCGATCTTGTCGCGGGCACTTTGTCTGGTGTGGGGATGGATGCTGATAAGGCGTTCGAGGTGAACGCAGTATTTTCTGCAGTGTCCCTTATCGCTGACACTATTTCTACGTTGCCGGTCGATGCGTATATGCGTGAAGGTGATGGACGTATCCCGATGCCGGGTAAGCCTTCCTGGGTGGAGAGCCCAGACATTGACACAACTCGCGAGGGTTTCTATTCGGCGATTATCACCTCGATGCTTTTGGATGGTAACGCTTTCGTCAGGATATTTTCGAACACTCGCAACCAGGTTGTGAACCTTGTGGTGCTAAACCCTACGAAGGTGGAGATTGGCCGGGATGGTTTGGGGCGTGTCCAGTTCACGTTTGATTCCGACACTGTGTTGTCTTCGGATGAGGTGCTGCACATTCCTGACGTTGTGCGACCTGGTAACGTGCGCGGCATTTCGCGTATTGAGTCGTTGCGGGAGAACCTTGCGCTCGCGTTGGCGTTGCAAAGCTTTGCGGCCAACTTCTTCGGTAACGGTACAACCCTCTCAGGCGTAATCGAGTTTCCAGGCAACCTAAGCGCTGAACAGGCAAAAGACCTCGCTAATGGGTTCGATAATCGTCACCGGGGGTGGCAACGGTCAGGGAAGACTGGTGTGCTATCTGGGGGCGCAAGCTTCAAGACGACACAGGTTGATCCGCAACAGTCGCAGGCTCTGGAGGCCCGCCATATGGCTGTGGAGGATGTGGCTCGGGCGTTCAAGGTTCCACCTCACCTTCTCGCGTTGCCGGGAACAAACAGTTTCGCAAGTGTGGAGATGACGAACCTCGCCTGGGTCACTCACGGGCTGCGACCTATCATCACGAAAATCGAACGGGCTTTGTCGCCTCTTCTTGTGCGTAGCCCTAACAGTGAGGGTGCATACCTAAAGTTCAATCTTGACGGTTTATTGCGGGCCGATATTCAGTCGCGTATGAGCGCGTACAGTACCGGGCTGCAGTCGGGTTTCCTGACCATCAACGATGTGCGCAAGTTGGAAGACTTGGCCCCGATGTCTGACCCTTCCGCCGATGTGGTGCGGGTGCCTCTCGCTAACGTCGATTTGGGTGAGTCGGGTGTGCGGGCGCAACGTGAACGGGTGCTGATGGTGCAAGCACTAGTGCTGTCTGGCTTTGACCCTAAGGCCTCGCTTGCCGCGTTAGATTTGCCTGAGATTGCTCACACCGGCTTGGCTTCTTCACAACTGCAACCTGTGTCGCAGGTAGATCCCGAGAACCCGGATGCGGCATATAAAGATGAGGTTGTCTAGTGGCTGAACCTGACGAGCTTTCGGTCACCGACTTTGTAACCTGGAATAACTCTGGGGGTATGGCTAGCGGTCAGGTTACCCGTATCGAGCGTGACGGTTCCATCGACGTGCCTGATAGCGACTTCACAATTAACGGCAGCGAGGATAACCCTGCAGCGCTTATTCGTGTCTGGCGTGAGTCTGAAAATGAGGATGGGGAGATGGAGTGGAACCCAACCGATGTTTTGGTGGGGCACAGGTTTGCCACTTTGACACTTATCGCCTCTTTGCGAGGGTTGCCCACGAAGGGCGGTGTTGATTTGGAACCGCCTGCGCACATTAAAGCCATTGCCCGGCGCGCTGTCGGGGTGGATGCTGCGGTAATGGTGGCGGCAGGGAATATGACCCCGGCAATGTGGGTGGACGCTAGGGACACACTGGCGGCCTCTGGCGATACTGTGTGGGGTGTTCGTTTGGTTGCGAGTGTGGCGGCCCGCTTCCTTGAAACCGCGGATAAGGTTATTGCTAGAATTGAGAAAAGCAATGAAGGCAGAGCGAAGGGCGAAACATTGAGCAAGATGGAAACACGGTTCAGCGCTGGACAGTTCGAGATCCGAGAAGAATCAGACGGAATGGTGTTCGAGGGTTATGCGGCAGTGTTCGACTCGCCTTCCGAGCCCCTACCGTTTATTGAGCGTATCGCGCCCGGTGCGTTCATCCGTTCGCTAAAGTCGCGTAACGATGTGAAGATTTTATGGAACCATGATACGGGTTCCATTCTTGGTTCGACTAGGGCGGGCACGTTGTCGCTAGTGGAGGACTCCCGCGGGTTGAAAGTTTCTGCACATTTACCAAACACTTCTGCCGGTCGTGACGCTGCCGAACTTTTGCGCAGGGGCGATGTTGATTCGATGAGCTTCGGTTTTTCTGTGCCGCGTGGTGGCGATGACTGGAACAGTGAGGGGACGGAGCGTACTCTGCGCGAGGTAAGACTTCACGAGGTTTCGATAGTAGCTTTCCCTGCATATTCGGCGACCGCTGGGACTACGATGGTGCGCGGGCTCGATAAGGTTGCGTTGCGGGCCGAGGTCGATGCTGACCTGCTTGCCGATGCAATGTTGAAAATTGAGCAGGGCGAAGATATTACAGCGGATGATCGGGAACTGCTTGCACAGGTGATTGCTAAACTGTCGCCCGAGGATGAAGTCGCAACTAACGAGTACGACATGCTGGAATTGAAACGTAAGAAGCTTGCCCTACTTTTGATGGGAGTCTAATATGGCAACGATTGAGCAGATTGAAGAAGCAATCCTGAAGGTGGCGGGGAACCCTACGGTAGGTTCGATTAGAGTTCTAGCGCCAAGTATGGCCCGCGCTATTGCCGAGCTGGATAATCCTCCCGCTCAACCGGCGAAAGAGAAGCGGGTTATAGACTCATCGGAGATTCGCTAGCAACATAAGAATGGCCCCCGACCTTTCCGGTCGGGGGCCGTTCCCTTGCGGTGGCTTAGATATCAAGGGTTAATATGTAGCCTTTCCCTCTCCACTCGCCGTATGCGGGGGTGAAGGTAATTTTGTTGTCAAAGTGCTGGACTGTGATAGCTGTCGGGCCGGAGCCAATAATTTCTACTGGAAACATTCTGTCTGACTCTGGGTTAAGGATAAAAGTTGTTTCACCCTTGGCTAGTTTTTCTGAGCTGAACTCTGTGGTGAAGTTAGACATTTTGTTCCCCTTTAGTTGGTTGCTGATAATAATAGGATAGCACATATCCTAGTGTCTAGATACCGCACAACACTCCTGCGGATATACTAGAAAAGTCGGAACCGTGAGTTAACTCTGCCGGCCAAAGAGACTGAGCGTCATCGCCGTCTAACCTACACATAAACCTATATTAAGGAAAAACATGTCTGAGTTCGTTAGAGCCCAGCAAGAAGTTCGCGCCAACCTCACCATGCAGATTCAGGAAGCCCTGGACACTGCCGAGGCCCGCGGTGGACTTGACGCTGAGACCCACGCCAAAGTGAACGCTATCGAGGCTGACATTCGTGCAGCTGACCAGGCGATCGCTACCGCTACACGTCAGGAAGAACGCAAAGCTGAGGCGTCTGCCGCTTCTGCCGGGTTCACCCCTGTCGAGGCACGTTCGGAAATCACTTCGAGCGACATCCTCCGATCCATTGGGCGCGGCGAAATGCGCGGTCATGAGTTCGAGCAGCGCACCACCTTGGTGCCTTCTGCTAACACTGTGCCAAAATCTTTCTTCGGGCAGGTCTTTGATGTTGCCCGTCTGGTTGGCCCAATGCTGGAAACGTCGGAACGGTTCAACACCACTTCCGGTGAAGACCTGACTCTCCCAACCCTGACCGCTTACAGTTCCGCAGTGCAGACTGCTGCCGGTGCTGCTATGACCGAATCAGAGCCCACCTACTCGAGCATCACTTTGGGAGCCTACAAGTTTGGCCTTCTCATCGCGGTCGCTTCAGAGCTGGTCGAAGATGCTGGGTTCAACTTGGAAGCGCACCTTGCTAACCAAGCCGGTAACGGTCTGGGAACAGCTGTAAACTCTGCACTGACTATCGGTGACGGTAGCTCGAAGCCTGAGGGTGTTGTTGTTGGTGCCGGTGCTGGTGTGACTGGTGCCGATGCTGCTGCTGGTGCGTTCACTGCCGATGATCTTATCGACCTCGCTTACACGGGTGATGGGCTCATCAGGTCGCTTCCTGGAACGGCTTACATGGCTTCCGGTGCAGCTATCGGTGCAATCAGGAAACTGAAAGACACTGCAGGGAACTACCTTTACCAGGTTGGCGTTGGTCAGCCTGACCAGTTCGCGGGCTTCGATGTTATCGAGAACCCGAACATTGCCGCACCTGCCGCTGATGCAATCAGTGTGCTGTTTGGCCACTTGCCTTCCTACAAGGTGCGTATGGCTGGAGGGCTCGCCGTAGCTTCATCCGCAGATTATGCGTTCAACAAAGATACGGTCACTTACCGTTTCTCGATGCGTGTTGATGGGAAACTGTCTCACGAAACCCACATTCGCAAGTTCACTGGTGGAGCTGCCGCTTAGTCGGTCGTTTCATTACGGGGAGCCCCTGGCCTACAAGGTTGGGGGCTTCTCGCTTTGCGGGCAAACAGTTCGCTAACAGGTTGCGGGTAGAATGAAGGCGGAGGTTTCATTATGGCTATCACAGACGGTTATTGCACACTCGTTGAAGTAAAAGCGGCGCTCAGGCTACCGACAACCGATACGGTCGATGACGTAATGCTTTCTATCGCTATCGAGTCTGCGTCACGCGAAATCGAAGGATATACGGAAAGAGTTTTCACTTCTAATGCGGGCACCCGGATCTATGTGCCGATGGATGATTATGTTGTGCAGATTGACGACCTTCACGCTTTGACCTCAATTAAGAGTTCCTCGCAGGGGACAGCGTTCGATGTGACGTGGCAGGCAACCGATTACCAGTTGGAACCGTTGAACGGTATCTCTGGGGGGCTCACTATCCCTGCGACTCGGATTCGGGCGGTGGGCGATTACACTTGGCCTCGATGGGATGGGGGGATGGCGGAAGGTCAGGAAGCTACGGTGCAGGTTGTCGGTACGTTCGGGTGGCCTTCTGTACCGTTCGCGGTGAAACAGGCTTGCATCCTTCTCTCACTCCGCCAGTTCAAACGATACGATTCGCCCTTAGGTGTCGCCGGGTTTGGCGAGATGGGTGCGATGCGGGTGTCCAGGCTTGACCCTGACGTGCAAGCACTTCTGTCACCGTTTGTGAAAGTGAGAATGGCGTGACGATACAAGAGATCCGCACAGGCCTTGCAGCCAACCTGGGGACAATTCCAGGGCTCAGAGTGAGTATAGACATTCCCGACATGCCTAACCCTCCACAGGCCGTTATAGGCATTGACACAGTGAACTTCGATTTGGCGTTTGGGCAGGGGCTCACCGAATACCGTTTCACTGTGTCGCTGATTGCGGCCCGCGTGTCGGAACGTAATGCGCAACGCAAACTGGACGGTTACACGTCGAACGGGGCACAGTCGGTGAAGCTGGCGATCGAGTCGGACAAAACTTTAGGCGGTAACGCTTTCGATGTTCGTGTAACTGAAATGAGTAACATCGGTACGGTTATACTGGGGGAACTAATATATTTAGCCGCTGACTTTTCAGTCATCGTGTACGCAGACTAATAAGGAGCTATCATCGCTAAGTTCGCCGCAACGGATTACGTTATCACTATCGCCGGTGATGACTTCACTAACAGTCTTGCTTCTTGCACGTTGGAGCTGACCTCTGAAGATTTGACCACTACGCCCTTCGGTACTGGTGCAGTCACCCGCATCGGTGGGTTGAAGGATGGAACCTTGCAGCTAGAGTTCCATCAGGATTTTGCAGCCGATTCGGTCGACGATGTTTTGTTCCCTTTGCTTGGGACTACCGTTACCTTCCTGATTGTTCCTACTAGCGAGACCGTCGGAGCTGGAAATCCCTCATATGCCGGGAACTGTCTAGTCACAACCTATTCTCCCTTTGCTAGTGCGACTGGGGATTTGGCTACGCTGTCAGTTTCCTGGCCTGTTTCCGGGCCGGTCACTCGCTCTATTACCTAACATCCGCTACACTGGCTTCATGGATTTTAGACTAGAAGTAAAATATATTGACGGAACTACGAAGACGGTCGTCGGAATGGCGGCCGACTTTGTGGCTTTCGAAACTAAGTTCGATTTGAGCATGGCGCGTCTTGAGAAAGAGATCCGCCTCACCCATCTTTTCTTTTTAGGTTGGCATATTGAGAAGCGCACCGGGAACACGAAACTAGATTTTGAGCCTTGGCTTGAGCTGGTCGAGATGGTGCAGGCGGCTGACACAAAAAAATGTGGGGCTGGGCGATCAGTCTGCACATTGGATGATTGTCACCCTGGCGGTAGAGACTGGGATTAGCCCTAGAGAACTGATGCAGTTGGAGCCGCGGATGCTGTGGACGATGCAGCGCTATTTGGAGGCTCGTTCGAAGGCGCAACACCAGCCCCGGTAGAATGGTCTTGGAGGTTTTCATGCTGGGTACGGGCAAGGTCGATTATGACGATTTGAAGTTTGCGGTTGCTCGGGCTAGGCGGCTGGATGGTAATTTACGCCGGAAGATGCAAACACAGTTGCGCTCCGACTTGGGGAGTATTGCGCAGAAGACTGCTCAGGGTGTACCGCCTTCGACGTTGCGCGGTTTCGGTGCGCGTTGGGGTAACGCGGTGGGCAAGGTGAAGACTGCTACGGGCGGCAAAGCAAACAAAGCGATTGTCATGATTGTCGTGTCTGGCCCTGGGTTTGAAAAGAACCTGGCCATTGCCGAACGTGCAGGGTCGCGCAGTAGCGGGTACACGGCGTCAGGTAGGGCAATGATTAGCAACAGTACGCGCCAGGGTGGGCTTGAGGAACGTAACCCGCTAGTCAAGGGTGTTGGTGGCCGGTTTATTTTCGCAGAGTTCCTGAAGCATCAGGACGAGATCCGGCGCAAGTCGTTAAACATTATTGGCGCTTTTATTAACGACGTAAACAATAGGTCCTGGGGGCGCTAATGGCGAAACCAATTCGGATACCGATAACTTTTACCTCTGACCCGAGGGCAATCAAAAAAACTCAGCAACAGTTAGCAGATTTTGGTAAGGCTGCGGGGAAGATTGTTGCCGGTGTGGGTTTGGCGGTTGCGGGGCTTGCCGTTGTTTCGGTGAAGGCGTTTGCCAATTTTGATGCGGCAATGGTTAAGTCCACCGCCATTATGGGTGATGTGTCTGATGCGATGCGGAATGACATGTCTGCGGCTGCCCGTGAGGATGCGAAGACGACTACGTTTAGTGCAGCGCAGGCTGCGGAGGCGTTCTTCTTCCTGGCGTCTGCCGGTTTGGATGCGGAACAGTCGATTGCGGCGTTGCCGAAGGTGGCCGAGTTCGCACAGGCCGGCATGTTCGATATGGCGACGGCGACTGACCTTCTGACTGATGCGCAGTCTGCTCTCGGGTTGTCGTCTGATGACGCTGCGGAGAACCTTGAGAACTTAGCAACCTGTCAGACATTCTGGTGAAGGCGAACACTTTAGCTAACGCTTCGGTGCAACAGTTCTCGGAGGCGCTAACTAACAAGGCTGCCGCGTCGATGCGTAACTTGGGGATCGCGACTGAGGAGGGTGTCGCAGTTTTGGCTGTGTTCGCCGATCAGGGCATTAAGGGGTCGGAGGCTGGAACAACTTTCAACGCAACTATTCGCGGTATGACTCAGGGGGTGGAGCGAAACTCTGCCGCGTTCAAGGAAATGGGTATCGAGGTTTTCGATGCTGAAGGAAACTTCAACAGTGTCGCGAACATTATCGGGAACATGGAGGTCGCGTTCAACGGGCTCTCTACGGAGCAGCAGCGGGCAAAGCTTTCCCAGCTGGGCTATACGGAGGAAACTCTTAACGGTACGTTGGCGTTGCTCGGCAACTCTGCCGCTATCCGTGAGTATGAGGCGTCGCTTATTTCTTCGGGTGGCACCGCTGAGCAGGTGGCCGCGAACCAGCTAACTAGTTTCACGGCGCAACTAGATCTTATGAAGTCTAAGTTTGCCGATATCGGCATCGAGATTGGTTCACGGCTGGCACCGTCGCTGTCTGCGTTCGTGGGGTCAATGGATCCGATTATTGCGCAACTAACTCCGGCGCTGGTGGGAATGTTTGAGGCTTTGTTGCCGGTGTTCGAGCAGGTGTTGGGGCAGATGCCTGCACTGATTGAGGCAATCATTCCTATCATTCCTGCGTTCGGTGATATTACTGCCACTGTTTTGTTGTTTGTGGCGGAAGTGTTGCCGATACTTATGGCGGGTTTGAGCGCGGTTGTTCCGTTTGTGACCGGTCTAACGGGTGCGTTTGCCGAGAACGGGGAGCTGATGGTCGCAGTAATTGTTATTCTTGGTGCGCTCGCTATTGCTTTGCAGGCTGTGACTGCGATTGCCAGAATTGCGACGGTAGTAAACCTTGGTTTTAGTGCGAGCATGGTGGCAGCGCTTGGGCCGATTGGTTTGGTTATTGCCGGGATACTTTTGCTTACTGCCGGTTTTGTCTACTTTTTTGGGTTCACGGAAACAGGGCAAAAGTTGTGGGCTATCTTTACGGAGGCGCTGATTACACGCTTTAATACAGTTGGGCGGCAGGTGGCAATAACAGTAAACTTTATTATTGCCAGGTTTGAAAGTATGATTAACGCGGCGGTAAAGGCGCTCAACTTTTTGTCCCAGCAGGCCAACAAGCTTGACGGTATAAACATTCCGATGATTGCGGAGGTTTCGTTCGGGCGGGTGGAGATTCCCGAGGTTTATACCAAACCGATTGAGTACACTTTTCCAACGAAAGCTTTTGGGGCGGGGACTGCTTTTCAGGCGGGGGCTAATGACCGTTTGACTGGTGGCGGGCAGGCCGGGAACATGGGTTCGAACATTCCCATGAACTTTGGTATGCCATCACTGTTGGGTGCCACGCAGGGTCTGGGCCAAAACTTTGCTTACACAGGGCCAGCCACAGGGTTTGAGGGTAGGGTGGCCGGCAGCTCTGCAAACTACAACAACATTACGGTGAACCAGGGCATCATGTCAGGGGTAGGCACCAGCGAAGCTGAAGCGGGCAGAGTTATTCAACAATATCTGAACGCATATTCCCGGACAGGTGGCAAGTAGTGTCTACCGTTGTCGAGCTGGGCCTACTGGGTGGGTTCACTCTCGACGACCCTATAGCGGGGGTACTCGGCAACACCGATTTTCGTTTGGGTGGCATATTCTTTTCCGACATTAGTGCCGATGTGATTCAGGTGCGCACTCAGCGGGGCAAGAACCGCGACCTCGACGTGTTCGATACGGGGCGGGCAACGGTACGGCTAAACAATCATGGGCGCGACTTCGATCCAAACTATTTGGCGTCACCGTATGCGGGCAACATTGTGCCGCGTCGCCCGTTGCGTATCACTACGGATGGGGAAAGAGTTTTTACGGGCTCGGTTGATGACTGGAACTTTAGTTATGTTCCTGGGGGTGAGTCGATTGCGGAGATTGTGGCGTCGGATGACTTCACACTTATTGCTAGGCAGACACTAGAAGCTGGGACTGCCACACCACAGGCCACAGGGGCCCGTGTAAGCGCCGTTCTCGACATGGACACAGTTGGGTGGCCTAACGACCGTAGGGACATTGACGCAGGCGAATCAGTGTTAGGGGCTGACACCTTTGACGGTAACGCTCTGGACTATCTGCAGCTGGTGGAACGGTCGGAGCAGGGGCAACTTTTTGTTTCTAAGTCTGGGAACATGACTTTCCGCGACCGTTTGGATGCGACACCTAAGAGTGGGTCTATCACGACGTTCGCTGATGACGGTACCGGCATCGAGTACACGAGGGTAAACGTAAACTTTGGGACTGAGCTTTTATTTAACTCGGTTGAGGTGACGAGTGCGGTCGGGGTGGGGACAGCGACCAACCGATTCTCACAAACACAGTACGGGATCGCTTTCACTAGCGTGGAAACTTTGGTAAACAGTCAGGCGCAGCTAGACAACATTGCAGATTTTACGGTTCAAAAGTATGCGCGCCCCGAATACCGTTTTGGTGGGGTTGCCATGAACCTTGACGATATGACGGCGGGCGAAAAAACTCAGGTGCTGGAGTTGGAGCTGGGAAGCATCGTACTGATAAAGTTTACGCCGAACGGTATCGGTGATCCTATCCTCCAGTATGGGCAAGTTATCGCGTTGGAAAACAATGTGGAGATATCTCGCCATGATGTGACTATCGGGGTGACGGCGCTCGATTGGGCGTTCCTTGTATTGGATGACAACTTATTCGGTAGACTCAACGTAAACCATCTAGCTTTTTAGGGAGAACATTTATGGCTGGTGCAGGCTATCGCACGTTTGAGGCTGCGGAAGTTTTGACTGCGACTAATGTGCAAACCTTTTTGCAGGATCAGGTTATTGCGACGTTTGCTAATGCGGCGGCCCGTGATGCGGCTATCATTTCACCGTTTGAGGGGCAGCATTGTTTTTTGAGGGATGTGGATGCGTTGCAGTTTTATTCGGGGAGCGCATGGGTGGCTGCGGGTGGTTCGGGTGGCGGCGGTTTTGAAACTAATTTTCTACTTATGGGAGGCTAACTGATGGCAACAAATTACAAGTCTATTGCGCAGGTCGATTTGACGACAACCGCTTTGACGGATATTTACACGGTGGGGTCGGGCAAGGAAACCGTTATCAGCACAATTATTATTGCGAACCGTACTACGAGCGCGGATAGTTTTCGGATTGCGGTGCGCGTCGATGGGGATGCAATTTCTAACAGTCATTATATTGCGTTCGATGTGCCGGTAGCCGCGAATGATTCGACCACACTTACCCTTGGGATTACGATGTCGGCAACGGATGTTCTCTCGGTGAAAGCGGCTACTGCTGACCGTTTGAGTATCAACGTGTTCGGTGCCGAGATAACAGTTTAGGGGGTTGTTGTGGCTGTAACAAGTATGGCAAACAGTTCTTTGAGGAACTTTAGAAAATATAATGAGATGTCCTCGGTCTTCGGAGCCGGGCCTTTTGCTTGTCAGTATCTTGTTATAGCTGGTGGCGGTGGTGGCGGCTACATTGGTGGTGGTGGTGGCGCTGGCGGGTACAGGACAAACGCGGGGACTTCTGGCGGGGGCGCTGGTTCTGAGGCAACTTTGCTCATCGAATCTGGTACTTATACGGTGACTGTTGGCGGTGGCGGTGCCGGGGGCGCGGGTAGTAACGCCGCCAGGAACGGTGTTGCGGGTTCGGCGTCAGTTTTTACTACTGTGTCTTCCATCGGGGGCAGTGGCGGAGAGGGTATTAACTCTGGCACTGCCGGTACCGCTGGTGGGAGTGGCGGTGGCGCTGCTAGAACTGCGGGCACTACCGTAGTGGCAGGAACTACAGACCAAGGATTCGCGGGGGGTAATCACAATATCGACGCTGCTGGCGGTGGTGGCGGTGCTGTAGAGGTTGGTTATACTGCGCCAAATTCATCTTCAGCAGGGGCAGGCGGGGACGGTGTTGCCTCGTCGATTACGGGTTCGAGTGTTACTCGTGGCGGTGGCGGTGGCGGTGGCGGTATTAGCGGGACGACAGGCGGTGACGGTGGTGCAGGCGGTGGCGGTGACGGTGGCGGTTCTAATCAGGTTCAGTCGGCGGGTACGGTGAACACTGGTGGCGGCGGTGGCGGTGGGACAAACCAGCTCAGTGACCTAGACGGAAGGGTTGGCGGTTCTGGTGTTGTTATTTTCACTTTGCCAAATCAAGCAACAGCTACCTTTAGCGGTGGCGTGACACAGACTTCAGCAGTTGTGGGTTTGAACCGTGTCTACACTGTTACGGCTACTTCGACTACTAGCGAAACGGTAACAATCTTATGACCTATTTTGCGAAACTTGATGCTGATAACATGGTTGTTTTTGTGACTGCGGGCAGGCAGGAAGATGACGGGCTTGAGGAAGAACTGAACGCTCGTACCGGTGACGTATATAGGCAAACGTATATTGACGGTTCACTGCGTAAGAATTATGCCGGACTAGGTTTCACTTATGATTCTGACCGTGACGCTTTTATTGCGCCACAACCATACGCTTCATGGGTACTCGATGAGGCAACCTGTTTGTGGGTGGCACCGATAGATTATCCTGCCGACGGTGGGCAATATGTGTGGGATGAGGAAACAACTGATTGGGTTGAGGTGCAAGATGAAACTCCGTAACCCTTGGCCTGACGGTCGAACAATCAACGCAAGAAGTCCTTACGGTTGGAGGCGCCATCCAATTTCTGGTAGGCGGGCTTTTCATCACGGGGTCGATGTTGCAGGGGTGTTCCCGGTAACTGTTGCGGGTGATGGTGTTGTGGTCAAGATTGGGTGGAGCCCTCGCGGTGGTGGGCATACAGTCTTGATTGACCATGGGCAGATTGTGACGGTCTACTATCATGGGGCGCACCGTACCGGGTTGCGTAAAGG